CAAAGAAGTCGCCGGACGCATTCAAAAATTCCGGCTCATCCCAGCTTCCACTCCAAGACGTAATACCCCAAGCTCCACCGACTATTTCGTTAGTGATTTCTCCGTCGTCGTCATATGCGAACTTCGGATACCAAGCGAGAAACGCCTCGCCGTAAGTTTCCTTCGCTGCATTAAGATCATCTGATGGTGCTGGAAACTCCGTCCGCCCGCCTGCTGCTGCCCCGGAGGTCATCGCTGATCTCCGGTGAGGCGAGCCGCAAGCATTGCGTCAGCAACTGCATAAGCCGCCTTCGCCCATGCGTTGAACTTGTCTTGGTGAGTCGGAAAATCTTCGTCAGGCCATGCGCGGATAGGAAGTGCTGAGACCGCCTGACCAGCAAACCAGTCACGCAATGACATGCCCGTCTCTACCCGACGAAAATTCGGGTCAGTAGGCTGGAGAAGTGGGAATGCTGGTCCACCATTCTTGATGTCAGTCATCATCACACCCGATCAATCTGGAGGGGACGGGAGGCGGTGTGTTGCTCAACTGGCAATCTACGATCGGCCGGCAAATGCCGGTTGGCCTGCCAGTGCGCGAGCAGAAGGTCGGCTTGCTGTTGTCTGGTTAGGGTCTGCGTGAACATCAGATCCACCGCATGTTGCGTGCGAACACGAATGAAATTGAAATGGCGAGAAACGTGCCGGCGAACATGACTGAGAGGCGGGCGGCTTCAGTCATTCGCTTGCTCCACTTGCGAGGAGCAGGGCAGAGTCGATGAAGTAGGTGCCAACTCGCTCGGTGCCGTCAGCAAGCCCCTCGTTCATTGCCCAAGGGTTGAGGCCGGCGGCTTCGATAGCTGCGTCACCGGCCTCGATTACCTGCCGTACCGTTACTAGCGAGGCGATAACCTCCACGCGCTTCAACGCAGCCACGAGTGCATCGTGTGCGTTGACGGCGCGGACGATTAACGGTGCGTATGGCCACTCGACGCGGCAAACCTCATCGTTCTCATCAGGCGTGGCATCGATAGGAATCGTTCGATAAATCCCGGCCGAAACCTTGGCACCGTTGACAGTAACTACGCCGTCAATCTCCCACGGCAGTCCCATGATGTTTCCCATCACGCTGCCTCCCGCGCAAAGCGGTACGGGTAGTTGGGCTCATCTGGCGTGGCGTAGGGCCAAGGCTCGTGTTTCCACTCGTCGAACACGACCGGCGCCGGCTGTTGCACGGCAACAGCTACCGCCCTTGCGCCGATATCCCGCACAAGCCGCCTACGTTCACGATCCGCGTAGTGCGCTTCAAGCGCCAGCCTTGCGTACTCCGCTTCATTGGGGGATACCCAACCATCAACATGACCGTCAAGTCCGATGCGCCATGCACCTGGCTTCAGGGTGCGCAGATATTTTGGGCCGAATGTGTAGGCGCGCAGGAAGTGCTTGATGTCAGCGGCGCCAAATCCGGTGTTGGCGCCTATCAAGTCGTACTTGATACCTAAGGCCAAAGGCCGCTTGGCCTGACCGCTGTAGGCGATGACCGCGAAGATATCGGCCAAGTGCGCGCGCTGCTCGCGATATGCAGGCCAGTTGATGCTGCGATTGATCGAGCGGCGCTTTTCGATAATGGATGACATGTGAGTCTCCCCGATGCGATGAGGAGACAATATGCGATTATCGCACAGTTGTCAACTAGAAAAGTGCGATGGTCGCATATTTATTGTGCGATGGCCGTTGGTCGCCAATTTGCCTTAAAATGCCAGCACCCGCCCGGCGACCCGGCCAACTATTCGCAGTTCTTCTAACGTCATGGTTTGATTATCGCGATGCGATGGATTGTCGGAGATGACTTTCACGGTCGGGGGCTCGCTCTTCCATACATATTCTAGTCGCTTTATTTGGGGTGCGCGGTTTCCATCCGAAATTAGATAAAGGCCATCATTCCCAAATGCGTTGACGCGGAGGTCAACGATCACCTTGTCACCGTGCCTAACCGTTGGGTCCATCGAATCGCCGCGGACCTCCATCACAACAGAATGGTGACTTGAAGCCTTCATCGTGTTTTGAAGATAACCGTCAGGGAATACCCATTCCGCGACCACCATGTGCCCCATCATAGTTCCCCCATTTATATGAATTTGCGCATATTCTCCTATAGTCCCCTCGCCAGCCCCCGCTGTGACGTCCAACTCTGGAATAGAACCTGGTATGCGAGCGTCGTAATGATCGCGGCTGTACCCGCGTCCTTCTTCCTGCTCAAAGCGACCAACCTCAACTAGGTTGACGCCAAGGTATTCTGCTCCCTCCAATGGCGGAGGGCATAGCTCCAATAAATTTTTAGACTTTATATAATTAACGAGAGCGGCATATTCGGCGATTTGAATCTTCCGCTTGTTGTTTAGAGCTTTTGAAACTGGACTCGGATCACGCGGGTCGATTCCCCAGATTCGCGCAATCTCAGAATTTGTCAGATCCAATTTTTCTTTTACGGAGTGCACCCACTCAAGAATTTTGTCCTGTTTCATTTTCAAATTCCTTTTATGCGTTCAATGCGATAGTGCGATTATGGCAATAATTTTGCAGCGCGTCATGTGCTAATATAGCATTTTCAACTTGACACAAGTGCGATTTTCGCATATGGTTACCAACATCAGAAGCGGGGTAATCAAATGCTGGATGTTGTGGCTGGACGGCGGGTAACCGAGTTTTTCGCACTAGTTGAAGCGTTCCCCGAAAGTCCCCCGCAGCGTCCGGCGCCCCTTACAGAGACGCGCTTTGGCACCCTTCAGGGATGCGGCGGTCATTACCAGTGCCGTCGCATTGCAGTGACGCTGCCATACAGCGGCACCATTGCCGATGCGCCAGACGAGGCCACGGCAAACCACAACTGACAATCAGATCGCCATCACGCCGATACGCAAGTTTCGGCAGACGCCACTCTTATGCCCGGAGATCACATGTCACCCGAAGAAATCGCCCTCTACCAGCTCACGGCTTTCGACATTGGCGACATTGTCGAGATCGACGATTCCGAAGTCATTGGCATCGTGGATGGGTTCGCTGTCACGATTAACGGCGAGGACGAATACCTCATTCGCTATCACGACAACTGCGGCAACCCGCAGCGCCAGTGGTGGCCGGCCTCGTGTCTGTCGGACGCTGACGATGAAGAACAATCCAACGTTATTCAATTTCCTGTCGGCCGCACGAGCCGTCCAACAGTTCATTGAGGGCAATAGCATGAGCAACGCAGAGGCAGGAACTGCAGATACTGGTACTGAATGGTATTTCGGCGTGCCGTTTCCGAGCAAGCGCAAAGCGGGGGAGGCTGGCGCACCAGCTACGCAGGAGCGCGAGTTGCGAGTGGGGGATCGGGTGAAGGTGGTGAAGGGCGGTAACGAAAAAGGTGGCAGTCGGCACGATGCGAAGATCGGGGATGCATTCACGCTGAAGGATTGGTGCACTCCTGGACGGTTTTGGCGAACAGATGGTGGCCCAGACTTCTACCCTCACGAACTCACCCGCCTCTCCACCTTCCTCCCAGACACTCGGGTTCGCCTCAAGCGCCACGTTCACCGCTTCGCCGCAGGCGATACGGGAACGGTAACTGTCGCCAACGACGAGAATGTCGGCGTGCGGATGGATGAAGGCCGGCACTGGGCATTCAAGCCTGGTGATTTGGAGGTGGTGGGAATGCGCGGCGCTAGCTTGGCAGAGCAGGCGGACGTCGAGTCGCGGCGTGGCGCTCCTGATTGCGCGGGGCGCAATGCGGAGCAGGAAGCCGAGCCGAAGTTTAAGGCTGGTGATGTGGTCGGATATAAGCCCGGCTCAATTATGGGTAACTCGCGTTATACCATCAAGTGCGTGAAGACCCAGTACAGCCAAGGGCAACGATACGACGGGCCGACTGCTTACGACTTCACGTCTGAGGGTGAGTGGGACACCGAAGATAGCCTCGTTCTTGTCGCCACCAACGACCCAGCCTTGCCCTGCATCGTCGCCCGCGTTCAGGACGGCCAGCCTCGACCCTCATCGTGGCCGCACGTTCACCGCTCTGCGGCGGAGGCAACTAAGGAAGCCGAGCGGCTGGCCTCTGTAAATCCCGGCAAGCAGTTCGACGTCTATCAGCGCGTCACTGGTCGAGTCGCCGAGCAACACATTGAAGTGAAGGTGGCGTGATGACCAGTTGGGATAATCCTCCATTCTCGTCGCTCGTCGGTAAGACGATGAAGGACGTTCGCCAGATTGGCGATGACCGCATAGTATTCGAGTGCGATGACGACAAGGAGTTCGCGCTCTTTCATGAGCAGGACTGTTGCGAGACCGTAATCATCAGCGACATCTGCGGCGACCTTGCGGACCTCATTGGCACGCCGATCTTGTTGGCTGAAGAAGTAAGCAGCGAGGACGACCCGCCTGATGTTGCAGCGAAAAAGGCCGCCGAGCGCGCTGCCAATCCAAATGACTATTACTGGGACGATGAAAGCCAAACCTGGACGTTTTACAAGCTGCGCACGATCAAGGGCAGCGTAGACATCCGCTGGCACGGCTCATCGAACGGTTATTACTCGGAATCAGTTTCATTCTCAGAGGTGCACTAATGAACAACATCACCAACCTTCACGCTCACCGCGCCTTGCCGCTCGCCAGTGCGGCAGTAGTAACCCTCCAGCTGGCACTCGCCTCTGGCGCAACCGCAGCCAGCCTACGAGCTGTCGCCGGCTGGAACGAGCGCAAGTCCTACGACGAGCGCCGCCGCAAGGCTCGCTCACGGCATAAGGCGCAGGCTGCAGCATTGCGTGCGGTGGCGGATGATCTCGAAAGCATGCTGCAGCAGGCAAGCTATCGCATGCAGGAGGCTGCCTAATGTTCTCAATCCGCAGTTCTTCCGCGCGCTCACATGCGCCTTCGCAACTTCCCGCTGCCGGCGGGTACGTTGCTCTATTCTTCGCAATCATCACGCTGCTGCTCGGTAGTGCAGCGGCCTGGATTACGCACGTTATCGTCTGCATCAAGGCCGGCGCGTGGGTGTTGCTCGCTTTCGGCTGCATCGTGGCGCCGGTTGGCGTGATTCATGGAATTGGTGTTTGGCTGGGGGTGTTTTGAGATGGAATGTTTCAAGAATGTAGCGATCCATATTGTTGGTGTTGCGCTGATAGTTCTGGTTGCCTTGGTCGTGGTTGCGATCATTGGCGGCATTACGATCGGCACGGCGCTACTGTTTGGTGTTGCGCCGGGTGGGTTGGCTTTCCCCGCCATCTTTATATTTTGGGTAGTTGTGACATTGGGAACCATCGGCGGCATCATCGAATGCCATGCCTAAACTGCACGCTAGTGCAGTCCTGACACAGCGTGATTGGCCATTGCCGAACGCTAATTTCAACCGTTACGCAAGGACGTGTAATGGCTATCTCATTAGGTTCACTTAAGTCGACGAAGAAGCAGGCGCAGGAGCGTCCTCCGATCCTCACAATCTATGGCGTAGACGGCGTAGGCAAAACCACGCTGGCATCTGAATTTCCGAGCCCGGTTTATATCAGCACAGCTGGTGAGCGGGCGCCGTCAGATATCGACCTGCCTACGCCGGGTGTGGTCACATCGATTGACGACCTCTGGGAAGTGATCGGCGAACTTCTTTCCACTGAGCACGAATTCAAGACCGTCATTATCGATAGTCTGGACGGTCTAGAGCCTCTGATCTGGAAACGTACCTGCGCCCGCATTGGCGCAACTTCGATCGATGATAGCAGCGCCGGTTCTGTTGCCGCTTATGGCCGCGGATACCGCGAAGCCGACGTCGAATGGAATGAGTTAATCGACGCGCTCAACGACTTGGTTGAGGCGGGCATGACTGTCGTCTTGCTCGCGCATCCCGGCATCGTGACGTTCAACTCGCCGATTTCGGATCCGTACAGCAGGTATGAAATCAAGCTGCACAAGCGCGGGGCGGCCCTCATCCGCGAGAAGAGCGACTTGGTAGCCTTCGTCAATTATCGCGTCACGCTGGTTAAGGCTGACCCGAAGAACCCGAAGTCGCACACCCACGGCGAAGGCAAGGAACGCATCATCCACCTGGCCGAGAATGCTGGCTTCGTTGCTAAGTCGCGCTTCCCAACGCCAGACTCCATCAAGTACGTCAAGGGCAAGGGTTACGCCGAGTTAGCGAAGTACTTCCCGCATGTGCAGCAGGAGGCAGCATGATGGAATTGGGCTTCTGGCTGTCAATCTTTGCACTTTCCCTATCCTGTTTCTCGCTAGGCTTCGCCGTGCGTGGACTGTTGGAGTCGGCATGACAACCCTCACAAAACGAGTTGCCGCGGCTATGGAGGCGAAGCGCGCCGAGCTAATCAACCAGCCTCTCGCACGCGTCTGGGAAGAACTTGCGTCGGTTGCCGTCGATGTAGCGCGTGAAGAACTTGAAGGCGAGGCTTACGAGCAAGGCAAGAACGACGCGCTGGACGCCGAGCAGTATGGCGTCGGGGATTAGACTTGCAACACGCTAACGACAATGAGCTTCCGCGCACTCGCGCGGAGGCGAAAGAGAAGGGGCTAACGCGGTATCGAACCGGAATGCCCTGCAAGTACGGTCATGTTGCCGATCGCCTGGTTAGCAATCGGGTTTGCCTTCAATGCGCCAACATAAAAAACAGGAAATGGGTTGCAGCCAACGACAACCATGTTCGACAGAAGCGCAAAGAGTATTACGCCGAAAACAAAGAAACGGTTCTGGCAAATTGGTCTATTTGGTACGCGGAGAACCGCGATAGGGAACTGGAAAAGAAGGCGGCCCGACGCAAGAAGAACAAATCTAAGGATTTGGCATACGCAAAGAAGTATAGACTCGAAAATCGCGAGAAAGTTTTGGCGGCAAGCAAAAAGTGGAAGGCCGAGAATCCGGATAAAGTTAAGAATGACTGGGACGCGTGGTACGCAGAAAACGGAAAGTCGTGGGGTGCCGCAAGAAGATCAATACCGCGAAACAAGATTGATAGCGCTATGTCTCGGGGCATCCATGATTCTATAGGTGACAAGAAGGCTGGAAGAAAATGGGAAACATTGGTTGGGTACACCGTCGATCAACTGATGAAACACCTGGAAAAATTGTTTCAGCCCGGCATGACATTTGAAAATTATGGGAAGGATGGATGGCATATCGATCATAAGATACCGAAGTCTGCTCATAACTACACCTCGCCAGAACACATAGACTTTAAGCGGTGTTGGGCGCTAAAAAATCTACAACCGCTTTGGGCACCAGACAACCTAAGCAAGAGCGATAAACTTTCGCATCCATTTCAGCCTTCTCTAGCCATCTAGAGAAATCTACCGGCGTGATTGGCCCTTTTGCCGAACGCTATGTGTCGAGAGGCACACCACCTGAATGAAAACAGGTGAACTACAAATGGCTTCTATCGGAAAATTTGATGCCACGAAAGTGGATACGGACTCCCAGCCGGAATACGAAAACCTCCCTGACGGAATCTACTCCCTTGAGGTAATTCAGTCTGAGGTTATGCCGACGAGCAAGGGCGACGGCACGATCCTCAAACTGCGTTACAGCGTAGTCGAGCCTGAGCAGTATAAAGGGCGGCTTATTTTCGGAAACATCACGCTCGAAAATCCAAACGCGAGCGCGCAAGAAATTGGTCAGCGCCAGCTCGGAAGTCTATGCCGGGCTATCGGTCTCTCTGAGATCGAAGATTCTGAGGAAACCCACTTCAAAACGTTTGTCGCGAAGGTCGGCCTGTCAAAGCGTCGTGAGGCGGGGGGGAAGATTTACGAACCCCGCAACGAAATTAAAAAGTGGTTTTATCCCGACTCGGACGACATGCCCGAGATCGGGATCACCGGACCCACCGCAACAGCACCAAAAGCCGCCAACGACAACCGGCCTGCAAGCGGCGACGCGCGCACGACTGGCAACGGCGGTGCGGCGGCTACCAAGAGCCGCCCTTGGGGCAAGAAAGCCGCCTGACGCAACTACTACTGGTGCGCGCTGCGCATCAGTAGTTACCCATACATTGGAGCAAACATGATCAACGCAATCCCGGTTATTGGCTGGGCTATCTCGCTATTCTTTATGGCCAGCCTCGCCGTGCCGTTCTGGTTCATCTGGACGGTGTGTGGCATCGGCGCAACCTATGCTTATTGGCTGCCTGCGGTCTATCTCGCGCCTGGCTTCTGGCACTGCGTCGGCGTGTTCATCGTGGTGTCGATTATCAAGCGCGTGTTCGTTCCGACGATTGCGAGCATCACGCAGAGCGCAGACAGTAAGTAGGAGAGTCAGATGATTGTATACAAAATGTGGACTGCCGCGAAGGGCGAAGGGATGCTGCTTCGAACGTGGCGGCGCGAAGGCTGGTTTCTGTTCGGCGTCGTCCCACTGTTCACCCGCGACGTTACCTCGCGCCCATGATGAACATTTATCACGTCTACATCACGCGCGACGGCCGGGAGAAATGGATTGCTCTTGCGCTTTACAGCACGGAGCAAGCCGAACTTCTCGGGCAAGCGTTCCCAGACATTTCGCGCATTGAGACGTGGAGCGGGGACGAGATTTACAAGGCAAAGCACAAACGGACGGTACATTGATGACGCAGACATACGAAGCAGAAAAGAAGTTGGTACGAGCTGCTGCTGGCTGGCACAAGGGCGGGTTTGTCGCTGGCGGCGCTATCACCAGCGTGTTTACGGCGAAGCCGATTCATGATGCTGATATTTATTTCAAGAGCCGCGCCGCTTTTGAATATGCGGTTTTTCAGGCTTACGAGGATGGCCTTTGGTGTGTTGACACCAGTAAGCGCGCGGTGACGTTCTCCGACAATGGCCGCATTGAGCAGTTGATGCACTTCGATTTCTTCCCGACAGCGGAAGATATCTTCAAGGCATTCGACTTCACTATCAACATGGCTGCGTTGGATCTGGACACCAATGAGTTCACGTTCCACGACGACTTTCTGAAGCACAACTCGCAGCGCTTCCTGCGATTTAACAAGGGCACGCGCTACCCGCTGGCATCGGCAACCCGCGTTCTGAAATATCAGCAGCGTGACTACACAATCGGCAAGGGTGACATTCTTAAGATCGCTCTGGCCTGCCGCGCCGTGAAGATCGAAAGCTGGGACGACCTTAAGGACCAGATCGGCGGCGCTTACGGCAATAAGGTGGTGCTTGAGAACGAAGGCGCACCGTTCTCACTGGACGCGGCCATTGACGCGTTGACTGTCAACGAGTCCGGAGAAGAATTGTGGTGCCAGCCAGCAAACGACAACCAACCTAACAATGCAGACGACTTGCTGAAGAAGATCGCGGAATTGAACGGCCAGGAATACGTCGAAGGTCCGCGCGATAATGACGGCTGGCCTGTATTGAACGCAGCATGACCACCAACACGCACGACTACAGCCTCCACCCTCGCGACTGGACGTGGGCAATGCATGAAGAAGCAACTCCGGAACAGATGGCTGTCTACAATAAGTGGTGGTGGTCGTCAGTGACCGGCACCAACCTTGAAAAGTGGATGGAAGACGAGCGTATCGACGCCGAAATATATGAACGCGACAAGGAGTGGGTGCATTGATGGAAGATAAGGGAATAGTGTGATGGCGACAATTACGATTAACGCGGATTACGCATCGCGCCATTGCAAGGCGCGGTTGGAGAGTATCGAGAAGCAATTCGAAGAGGATAAGGCCAAGTGGTTCGAAGAGCAGCGCGACAAGCAGCGTAAGCGCGGCGTCTGGCCATTCAAATACAGCTATTACCCTACGCAAGCTGAGTTGAAAGCGGACTTCGAGGGTAAGAACGCCGATAATTGGATGTTCTATTACTGCCCTGAAATGCGGCTGCGGCGCAAACACTCTGCGGAGAAAGGAGTGCTTCGCGCTATCGTAACTGCTGCCGAAGTGGCTGGACGTGCCGGGGAGGCTGAGATCACGTTGGATAGCGAGGAAATATCGTACCTCAAGCGCGTGGCTGATATCGCCGCCTAACCCCAACCCGCCTTGCACGCTAGTGCATGGCACATAAGGACTCACACCATGACCCTCTCTATATCCCGCGCCGACCTGGCGCGCACGCTGACTGCTGTGACTAAAGTTACGGAATCGCGCAACACCATCGCGATCTTGGGCAACGTATTGCTATCGGCAACGGCTGGCACGCTAACGGTAACTGGCACCGACCTCGATATCGAATACAGCGCCTCTACCGCCTGCGAAGGCGAGCTTAGTACCACGGTTGACGCCAAGCGGCTGTCTGACATTGCTCGGCGCCTGGTTGGCGACACCGTGACGCTGGAGCTTAAGGACGGCTCGCTTGTGGTGAGGTCTGGCCGTAGCCGCTTCACGCTGCCGACCTTGCCTGTTGCGGACTTCCCGCGGCTGGACGGCGGCGTGTTCGAAGCCGAATTCAAGGTGGATCTGGCTGCATTGGTGGCGCCCGTGCGGTTTGCTATCAGCAATGAGGCCACCCGTTATTATTTAAACGGTGTATATCTGCACGAGGCTGATGGCAAACTACGTGCTGTCGCAACGGACGGCCACAGGCTGGCGCACAACAGCGTTGCACACCCAGAGCCAACGGCTCCTGGCGTCATCATCCCCTCCAAGACGGTCGGTCTTATTCCGCACGGTGTTATCGACGTTGGCCTGTCGAAGAACAAAATCCGCCTTGCCATGGCTGACACCATCATTGTGTCGAAGCTGATTGACGGCACGTTCCCAGATTACGGTCGCGTCATCCCGGCAGCTAACGACAACGTCGTCACCGTAAGCCGCGACGAATTGTCGAAGTCTATTGCGCGCGTATCTGCGGTTGCGAACGAGCGTGGCAAGGCCGCCAAGTTCGGCATTGCAGGAGACAATATCTCAATCGATATGCGGTCGGACGACGGCACCGCGCATGAAGATGTGCCGGCCTCGTACAGCGGCGAGCCGATCGAGATTGGCTTCAATTCGGCCTATATGACGGATGTTCTAGCCGCCGTTCCCGGAGAGGAAGTAACTATCGCACTGGCTGATGGCCAGACTCCAGCAATCTTCCGCGGCACGGGAGACGTGCTGGCGTTGTGCATGCCAATGAGGGCGTAGTGATGGCAAAGATGAACGATGAAAATTTCGACGAAGCGTTCTGGGTTGCCTGCGAAGAACTCAAGGACGAGGCACTTGCCGCCATCAATCAAATCCGCGCTGGCAAACCAGACGAAGCAATCGTGACTCTTGAGCGCGCGTTCCTTCCGGCTTGGGAGGATACCGCGGCCTGCGAGGCTCGTTATCGTGAAGTGATGGGGATGGGGCGTGATGGATGATATGGAAGAAATTATCGACAGATTCTATGCCCGCATCGATGAAGTTGAGCGGATGTATGAAGAACTCGCCGAAGAGCTTGGTGTCGTTTTGACTGATCCGATGAAGCAGCACGAAGAAATTCTAGCGCGCGCTAAAGCATGCAGGGCAGCGCACGACGGATTGTTCCGGCGAGCCGAGATAGGTGTGCATATTTAATGGCACAGCTCCCGCAGGTCATTAGCCCGACCGTCAAAGCCATTTACCGCGCCTACGAGCAGGCCAACGAGCACTATGACTCGTTAGGCATCAGCGTAGGTGAGATCGGCACAGAGTGTGACAGGGCGCTTTGGTACAACCTACGATGGGCCAGCCAGCCGGAGGAGATCAACGGCCGCAAGCTGTCAATATTCCGAACGGGTGACCGCTGGGAAGAAGTGATGGTTGATGAACTGCGCCAGGTCGGCGTTGAGGTTTGGGGCCAGCAAGATCGCATTCGTCTGGTAGACGGCTTTGTCCGTGGTAAATGCGACGGCAAGGCGGTCGGGATTTTAGAGGCACCGTCTACAATTCACCTTTGCGAATTCAAGAGCAGCAATGCCAAGGGGTTTAAGGAAATCAAGAAGCATGGTTGCAAAAAGGCCAAGCCGCTGCACTATTCGCAATGCCAAATTGGCATGCATGCCTTCGGTCTTACCAGGTGCTGGTATGAGGTGAGAAACAAGGACGACGATTCGATATACGCCGAGCGCATTGAATACGATGCTGCGTTTTGCTTTCGACAACTCGCGCGAGCGGAGCGTATCATATTCTCGGATGAGCCGCCGAGCCGGATAAGTGACAACCCAGATTTTTTCGGCTGCATGTTCTGCAAACATAAAGATGTCTGTCATCACGGCGAGAAGCCACGCAAGACGTGCAGAACGTGCATCCACTTTCAGCCTGAGCGCGGTGGTGATTGTCATTGTAGTTGCAGTAGATGGAATAAGCCACTCGGAATTGAAGAACAAAAAGCGGCATGCCCATCATACCTTACGTTACCAGGACTAGTTGACGGCGAGGTTATTGATAGTGACGAAGAACGAGAATCCATCACCTATAAAATGCGAAACGGGGCCGTCTGGATTGACTGTGCTTCACAGTAGTGCTGCGGAAGCAAGGGCGGCAGGCGCGAAATACTATTTCACTGGACGACCGTGTAAGAACGGGCACCTATCAAAACGCTATACAAGTGGCGAGTCTTGCGTTGAGTGCTCAAAGCAACGGTACTTGGAGAATATAAAATCTGAAGAGTACAGAGAAAAGCGAAACGCAATACAACGAGAAAGATACGCAAGAGACGGCGAATATCGCGCTCATGTAAGGGAGGTAAGAGACGCAAAACGATCAACTGCAGAGTTTTGGGAACGAGAAAATAAGAGGCAGCGGGATAAAAGAGCGAATGATGAAGAGTTCCGGCTGAAAAGAAATGCATACAGCAGGGAATATGCATCAACGCCAGAGCGGAAGAAGCGCAGGAAAGAAGCAGATGCGGCCCGCTATCTAAAGATGAAGGCCGAGGGAAAAACAACGAGCATAAAGCGGCGCGAGTACACCAGAAACTACATGCGTAAGCGGATGTCCGAAAATCCGAAGATACGTCTGAGCATGGCCGTTAGCGCTGGGATCCGAAGGTCGCTAAAAACAGGAAAGGGCGGCAAGGGTTGGGAGAGTTTAGTTGGGTATTCCATTGATCGTCTTATGGAGCATCTACAGAAGCATTTCCAGCCTGGGATGAGCTTTGAAAATTACGGCGAATGGCACATCGACCACAAAATACCATTGGCAGCTCACAACTTTGAAACGCCTGACGACATTGACTTTAAACGCGCATGGGCACTGGGAAACCTGCAGCCGCTTTGGGCTGTCGACAACATAAAGAAGAGGGACGCCCTTATGAAGCCATTCCAGCCGTCACTAGCTCTCGCCATTCCCGCGAACGACAACGTGCCATCATCGTCCCAATCGGAATCAGCATGACCCCCGCCAACGACAACACACCTAGACCACAATGGTTCGACGACCTTCTGCTGCAGTACGAGCCGTTCTTGCGGGGGCGGTGTAAGGCGCTCGCTCCAGCGGATGCAGAAGATGTCTATCAGGAGTCGGCGTGTAGTGCGCTCACAAGGTGGGCGTCTTATCGCAGGGATGGACACTTCCCAACGTGGTTGAACTTCATTGCGCGAAGCACTGCTCACGAACGTCGTAAGCGTGCGGAACAAAATACACCATCGCACCAGAACTTAACGGTTCAACCGACCCAAGACGCGCGCTTGATACTGGAGGACGAACTGGCATCGATACCAGACGAATTTTCTCTACCTGTCGCGCTCGCCGGCCTTGGGTATTCGCGCCTAGAGATAGCTGAGTTCTGCAACGACAAGCACGCGCCGCGCTGGAAGCTAGATAGAGGTCGAGCGATGCTGCGCGCGGCGAATGATAATGATACGTCAAATAACGAGCACAAGAATAATGCTGCAGCTTAGGGATTATCAGCGGGCGGCATTGGACGCGCTTTATTCATATTGGGATAAAGACGGTGGTTCTCCGTTGCTTGTGCTGCCGACAGGTGCCGGAAAGAGCCTGGTCATTGCCACGTTGATGCGAGAACTGCTCGAGCAATACCCGGACATGCGCATCCTGAATGTTACGCACGTTCGCGAGTTGCTAACCCAGAACTACAAAGAGCTACTCGGAATCTGGCCGTTCGCGCCTGCCGGCTTATATTCGGCGGGGCTCGGGCAGTCTGACGCGCACGCGCAAATCATTTTCGGCGGCGTGCAGACGATCGCCAACAAGACGGCACGGATTGGCCATATCGACTTGGTTTTGGTCGATGAGGCTCACCTTGTACCGCGTAAATCAGAAACGCAGTACGGTAAATTGTTCGCCGGGCTGCGCGCAATCAATCCAGACATGCGCATTGCTGGCCTTACTGCTACGCCGTTCCGGCTTGGTGAAGGTATGCTGACGGACGGCGATGGTGCGATGTTCGACGACATCGCATTTGAGAAGCCAGTAGGAGAACTGATTGATGAAGGCTACCTGTGTCGTCCGGTGTCTAAGGGTATGGCCACAGGATACGATCTCGACGGCGTTGGGAAGGTTGGAGGCGACTATAATCAGGGCAAGCTTCAAGCTGCCGTCGACAAGGATTCGGTGACGCGCGCCGCTGTCGATGAGGTCATGAAGTATGGCGCCAACCGCAAGGCGTGGCTGTTGTTCTGCGCGGGGGTTGAACACGCCTACCACATGCGCGACGAAATCAGATCGCGGGGCATTACCTGCGAAACCGTTGCCGGCGAAACACCAACCGCTGAGCGCGATCGTATTTTGGCCGACTTTAAGGCTGGGCGCATCCGCGCCGTTACCAATAATTCTGTGCTCACAACGGGGTTCAATCATCCCGGCGTCGACCTTTTGGCGCTCTGCCGTCCTACGTTGTCAGCGAGCTTATACGTTCAAATGATCGGCCGCGGCTTGCGTAATGCGCCCGGCAAGGAGAACTGTCTTATTCTTGATTTCGCCGGTTGCGTACGCAAGCACGGTCCTATCGACGCAATCCGCGTGAAGGAGCCGGGCAAGGGAGAAGGAGAGGCGCCCGTCAAGCAATGTCCCGAATGCGAGTCTCTAGTGCATGCGTCGGCCAAGGTATGCCCCGACTGCGGGCACGAGTTCCCGCCCAGCGAAGAACCGAAGCACGCTGCGAGTGCTGACATCATGCCGGTATTAAGCAACGCACCGCCTGTCTGGCACGCCGTTACTGGCAGGCATTTCCGCGAGCACCCGCCCAAACCGGGTAAGCCGCCTAGTGTGAAGGTAACGTACCGACTAGGACTAAATGTTCAGAGTCATTGGCTATGCCCTGAACACGGCAACGGATACGCGCGGACCCGCGCTGACCGCTATTGGCGTGACCATAAGGGCCTGGTGCCGCTGCCTCGCAGCGTGAACGAGTGGCTGGACCGCGCAAGTGAATTGCGTATTACGAGTGAGATACAGTTGCGTCCGAACGGGAAATATCAGGATGTGATAGGATGGAAGGCCGGTGAAGCGGCTGCATCCAATGGCACCACGCCAACAGCAGCCAATGATAACACCAAGTTCATATCCGCTGCCGGTGACGATTGGGACTCAGATATCCCATTCTGAAAATAAATCCCGAAACTTACGCTATCAGACTTGACAACTAATGAAAAATCATTATAATAGTGTGTGCCGTGGACAATAGACAATTCCGCAAGATTCGTACTCGCCTTGGGCTCACCCAGGCTCAGCTTGCCGAAGTCCTGGAATATCAGCACCCAATGCAGGTGTCTGAGTTAGAGCGCGAAACCAATCCAAAGCCAGTGCCAAGACACGTGGCTCTCCTTATGAAGGCATACGATGAAGGATACCGACCCAAGCGTTGGCCTGGGGAAGACGTGTAGTAAGTGCGGAGAAACAAAGCCGCTGGATAGATTCACGACCAATCCAAACGGAAGGTTCGGCAGACATTCTAGATGCAGGGATTGTCAAAGCTCTCAGCAAAAGCGGGCCAGGCTGGATGACCCAGAAAGAATGAGAGGCTACTCAAAGAGGTACAAAGCGGCAAACCCGGATAAGGTTAAGGCGGCGAGCAAATCGCACTATGAGAGAACTAAACGAAGGCAGGCCAAGAGACGTCGCGAGAGATACCAGAACAATAAGGAATTTGAGCTTGCAAGGAACAGAAGATGGGCGGAAGCAAACCAGGAGCGAGTTAGAGAAATAGGAAGAAGGGCCGGGGCTAGGCAAAGATCTACTCCAAGGGGAAGATTGGAAAATGCCATAAGCGCTGGGGTGCATCGTGGGTTGAGAAGGGGAGCCAAAGCCTCCAGGCGAACCTTCGATATTCTTGGCTACTCATTAAACCAATTGATGCGCCACCTAGAAAAGAGATTCCAGCCAGGGATGTCTTGGGAAAATTACGGCAAATGGCATGTGGATCACAAAATACCGTTGTCGGCCCACAACTACGAAGCGCCGGACGATACGGATTTTAAGAAGGCTTGGGCTCTCAAAAATTTACAGCCGTTGTGGGGTCCAGACAATATTAACAAGCACGCCAAGCTTGATAAAGAGTTCCAGCCATCACTAGCGTTTGGCGTTTCAGCAAACGACAATAACAAAGGTGACTGACGGGTCTCCTAACTATGTGCGGCCACTGGCCGAGGTAAAGCGTGCAACCCGATTAAGCGGTGCACACTATGAGACAAGGCGACTGGATACAGACTTACACCGGCAAGCAGTATTGGCCGACCGACCCCAGGCCCGAAGACGTCGACATCCGCGATATCGCGCACGCGCTTTCAATGCTGTGCCGATTCGGCGGGCATTGCCTGCGGTTCTATAGCGTGGCGGAGCATAGCGTCCACATCGCGCGCTGGTTGTTTCCGCGCTACGGCGCGCACGTTGCGCTCTGCGGCCTGATGCATGATGCAACCGAGGCATACGTCACTGACGTGCCGCGTCCGCTTAAGCCGTTCCTTATGGGCTACAAGCAGATTGAACGCGACAACTGGCTTGCTATTGCCGGGTCGTTTGGTCTGCCTGCAAAGCTGCCACCAATTGTTAGAGAGGCAGACACCCGCGCCTTATCCGAAGAGGCGCGGCAGAATATGGCCGCGTGCGTTGCGGAGTGGAGTGCGGTGGCCGAGCCGCTTGGGTTCACGCTTGAATATTGGGATACGGAGCAAGCTGAGTTGGAGTTTCTTGCCGAGTTTCACGAGTTGTCGGAAGCCGCAGAGCGCGAGGTGGCGGCGTGATTGAACCAGTCATTATTGGCGATTGCGCGCTGTATCATGGAGACTGTCTGGAGATTGTGGCGAGGCTGGATACGGTATCGCACGTCATCTCAGATCCGCCGTATGAAGACAGCCTACACAAATCAAAGAACAGTCTACGCGGACGGGTCCGCGTAGACTCGGGGCCGGACTTGAAGGGACTTGACTTCGCTTCGATTAATGACATCCGCGCCGACGTAGTAGCAGCCGCTGCACGTGCCTGCCAAGGTTGGTTCATTGCGTTTTGCACGATTGAGGGTGTCGCATATTGGGCGGAAGCGATCAACGCCTCCAGGATGAAGTATAAGCGCGGTTGTCTTTGGGTGAAGCCAGATGCAACACCGCAACTGAACGGTCAGGGGCCGGGACAGGGTGCCGAGTGCTTCGTCACTGCGTGGAACGGCAAGGGCCATGCACGCTGGAACGCTGGAGGCAAGCGCGGCGTCTACACCCACCTGACCAACCAACGCGACCGTGACGGTCGCCACCCTACAGAGAAGCCAATCCCGCTGATGCGCGAGCTTTTGCAGGATTTCACCAATCCCGGCGAAACCATCCTCGATCCTTTTATGGGCAGCGGCACCACCGGCGTCGCGTGCGCGAAGATGGGCCGTCGTTTTATCGGCATCGAGCTTGACAGAAAGTATTTCGATGTTGCTTGCGAACGCATCGCTAAGGCTTACGAGCAGGGCGACATGTTTTCGGAACCAGAGCGGAAACAGAAAACTGCAAACCTATTCGCCAACGACAACGCTGCCCATGCGCAAGCTGGCGCCGCTGCATGACCGACCTCATAGGCATCTGCTCCATCTGCAAACGACGCCATACCAACATCGGATACGCACCACACGAGCGCGCTCCCGTGAAATGGGAGTGCAAGGAATGTCTCGAGTTACCAATCGACCAAGTTAAGAGGTTTCACCACATGCCACGCAAGGAAATCGAACGCTTCGAGCGGCAAGCATTGGAAGATGGCGGCAATGCTGCCGGCGCGTATCTGGACAGCATTGGCAAGACAGACTTGGCAGAACTAGAGCAGCACGAGTGGAATCATTTCCTCGGCGTTGTGCTGCAGGCGTATGCCGACAGCATGCGGGAGATTGTGTCGCGCGAGGTGCCGTACTGATGATGACCCCACTTGAATTAGCAAACTTCTACGTCTCGCAAGGCATCAAGGTTTTCCCGTGCCGTAGCAAGGCGGAAGAAGTGATCGACCAGTACACTGGCGAGGTGACAACGCTTGGCGAGAAAACTCCGCTAATCTCGAACGGCTTCAAGGGGGCAACGCGCTTTCAACACATCGTCAAACGTTGGTTTACCGACTGGCCTGACGCGGCCGTAGGCTTGCCAACCGGGAAGGATGCCGGGTTTTTTGTACTCGATATCGACAACAAGCCAGGTGGCGCAAATGGATTCGAATGGCTTGCCGAGATGGAGGCGGAGCATGGTCCGCTGCCTGAAACCGCGCGCGTATCGTCTCCTAACGGCGGCATGCACTATTTCTTCAAGTATGTTGATGGAGCACGCAACCGCGGCAACCTTGGTTTAGGCGCGGACCTGAGAGGCGAGGGCGGCTATGTTTGTGCTGCCGGAAGCGTCATGGCAGATGGCCGCGCCTACAGGTGGGTGGAGCAGCCAGACCCGTCGCGTATCCCACCGATCGCGGATGCTCCCGCATGGCTTATCGATCTCGTCGTCCGCAAGCCCACACCAACAAACACAACCACGCCTTCCGGCCACGTTACCAACAGCGCCTACGTAAACGCCGCCGTCGACCGCGAGTTGGCCGACCTGTCGGCGATTCCAATGGGTGCTGGACGTAATAACGGGCTCAACGATGCCGCATTCAACCTCGGCACATTCGTTGGTGCCGGCGCATTGGCCGAGTCCGAGGCTCGCGCCTTGCTGCAGGACGTTGCGCGCGGATGGGGCAGGGATTGGTCCCGATGCGTCAAGACGATCGAGAGCGGCCTGGCGGCTGGTATGCGGTCGCCGCGGGAAATACCAAGCGCAGAGCACGATAACGACAACACTCGCCTCGTCGACATTACCAAGATGATCGAGAACGGGCTGCGCAAGGCGAAGGAGCGGGAGCTGGAGGCTAAAAAACCGGCGAAAGAACCGGCAAAATCCGACGTCAAAACCGCAGAACTGTCAGAAAAACCAACACAATCTTCTGACGGCGAACCGACCGC